CACACCCCAAGTTGTACCACAAACAGTTAATAGTGCGGTACCAAACGCTCAAAATTTACAGACACCATCAAGTCAGTCGTCAACACCTATAAAAACAGAAAGTACTGTAACAGCAAATGTCAATTTAAATATTAACTCAACCAACTCTAATATTGATACTAATCAATTAGCAATTGCTCTACAAAGTACTGATTTAAAAGAGACTATTGTTACTGTAGTTAAAGATGGTATGGGAAATAATGGATTAACAGGTAACCCAAATAATGTTCAAGCTATGAGAAATCAGGCGGAAATGAGTGGTAATTTAACATAAAAAATAAGTTAATATCTATTTATAATTAAAATAATAGGATGTCAGATAGTACGTTATCATTTGTTAATAGTTCCACATTTAGAAACTCTCTATTAGCCAAAAATTTGGAACCTTATGATGTGCCGGGTGTCTACACCCCACCAGGAGGTCCGCAAGCCTACGAAACCGTATTATCAAGTTTAACGGTGGTTGATTCACCTGACAACTTAATTACTGATGGAGTATTTGCCAACAATTTATATCCCTTAAACGAATTTGGGCCTAATGGAGGTTATGATACTAACATTACATTCAACGGACCACCAATACCTGTAAACTCAAATCAGGGGGAATACGACCCTTCAGACACTGTACTTGATTTAGTAAACGAGTTTTATATTGACGCGGCTTACATTGAAAACAGATACGGTCCTGATGGTGGGTTTAATGATATGGTTATCATTACGGACATTCAGAATAATAATAAAATTTATCAACCGTATTGGAATCCACCTTCTTACAACCCTTCATCTTATAGTCCTTATACCATATTAACAAGTCCTGACCCAATTGGTTCAAACGGACCGTTGTCTCAGGATTCGTTTATCGCTAAAATTGGTGCGGAACAATTAAACAAGGCTTTCCAAGCTCGAGTTGATGCTGAGCTTTTCCAAGCGACCATAGGTACTGTTAATATTGATTCTTTAAGTGACCCGTTTGAAGCGAGTTTAATTGCAACAGGTTCAGAACCTTTAGTTTATCGAAATTGGAGAATTACAGTACCTGAAAACCCCATTGTCGCTTCGGTTGATTTGGCAACAAGATTAGCGAGTGCTTATTGGCCGGTTTCACCAATTCCTGGTGATTATTTTGATGATAGTAAAGGTCAAAGTCAATCACCACAAACATCTTTAGCCTTAAATGTTACCAATCAATTAACAGGTGGGTTCTTAGGGCCTATTTTAAATTTCAGAAGAAACCCTTCTGAAATATTCATTGCCAATTCGGGTAACGGACAAAGGTCTGCGTTATTCCGTAACATTAATTACAACAGATACCAGCCTGGTTATGAGGCGGTTTTAGGTGGTGCTGCGGGTATTATACAAGGTTTAGCATCGTTAGCGACCTCAATCATTAATCCTAACGGAACTTTAAATGGGGGTTATTATGTTGGTAGTCGTAATGCTGACCCATCAACAATTACGTCACCACCAAACCAAATCCCTGTTAACCCTTACGGACAACAAGTTGAATCACCTGTTTATGGTCCGTCTGAGTTGGGTATTTTATATGAGGGAAACCAAGATAATTTAAACTTTGGTTTGGCGGCTAAACCACTTTCTGACGGTGGAGGAATTGATGGTCAATTTGTTTGGACTTCACCTAAATATAAAAGTAATGCCGGGTTTAAAGCAACTCCTGGTGGAGGTACGGGTTCATTAGACCAAGAATTTAATTTGGTTAGCGCTCAATACACTCGTGATGAGTCAACCAACTTTACGTTCAAAGAAAACTCAATCTTAGACCAAACACAAAGGTTAATTGATTCTGCAGATAATGTTTCAGGTTTATCTCGTTTAAAACACGTTGGTAACGCGATGAACCAAGTTAGTAAAGTATTTCACGATGGATATAAAGAAATGACTAAAGGTTCTCAAGTTGTTTCATATAAAGACGATTCAACAGGACAAGAAGCGGGTATTGAGTATTGTCGTGTGTTCACTAAAGATACTCCGTACTACACTTACGCCGATTTACAGAAAACTGATGGTATCACCAACTCAGGTCGTAGATTTGCTTGGTCTGTATTTGATAATACATTTAATCTAAACATCGCACCTTTAAAGAACCCTGGTTCAACTAATATCATGCCGAATAACGACATGGGGTTAGGTGGTTACGCCAAAAAATATATGTTCTCTATCGAGAATTTGGCTTGGAGAACATCAAGTAGACCAGGATTTACTTATGATGAATTACCTGTGTGTGAAAAAGGACCTAATGGTGGTCGTGTAATGTGGTTCCCACCTTACGATATTAAATTCAGTGATTCAAGTTCTGCAAACTGGAATCAACAATCATTCTTAGGTCGTCCTGAACCAATTTATACTTACAAAGACACTAGTCGAACAGGTAGTTTAAGTTGGAAAATGATTGTCGACCACCCTTCAATTCTTAATATAATCGTCGACAAACAATTAAAAGGTATTAATCGAGAGAAGCTAAATTCGATGATTGATTCATTCTTTGCGGGGTGTTTAAAATATGATATTTATCAGTTGGCTCAGAAATTTAATACAATACCAACAAAAGATTTATATACATATCAAGAAATATTAAACAACCCTAACTTAACACCTGAGGAGGCCAAGGGGGTACAAGAAAATATTCAGGTGGAAAACAACAGTGCCTCAACTGGTGATGGTGCAAAGACACCTGCAACACAAACAACACAGGCTAAAACGACTGAAGATACTTCTGGTGCTGAATTTGAAAACAAATTTAACGATTTGGCTTTTTATTTCCACAACGACAGACCTAATCCAGATACCGATAGACCAACATCAACAATTGATTTTACAACGAGTTTTAATTATTACCAAGATGTTGAGTATCCTAAGTATCAGTCAAAGGCTAACTCAATATACGACCCTACCTCAACATATTGTAAAAAAAATCCTGGTTATTGTTCGGACAACAAGCCCGTTAATCAGTTTTGGGATAACATTATTTTAGATAACTGGACTTTTATTGATAACACAACAAGTGGTTTAATTGAAAGTATATTCACCCTTGTAGATACTAAACAAGCTACGGTTGCAATAACACTTATTGGTTCTGCGTCAGCGCCAGCGAGCAAATCATACAACGTAAATTTATCATCAAGAAGGGTTGACTCGGTTAGACAATATCTATTAAACGGTAAGGGTGGTAAACTTAAACCTTTCGCTAGTAAAATAACAATTAACGGTAAACCAATTAATGAGTCTTCAGGACCAGGTTCTAACACATTAGGTGAAGAAACTACTGTTGTACCTGTTTCGGCAAAAACTAAAACATCTGGTAGAAGTGTTAATTGTACAACCGACATTATTGATGGTAGTACAGGACAAGTAACTAAAAATTCTCAAGTGTACTCTGTTGACGCAATGGCTTGTCGTCGTGTGAAATTTACTGCGAAAGTAACTATACCACCAACACCTGTTAATGTTGATAATTTAAGTAATACAGATACTCCTGAGCCTACAAAAACTATTGAACCTAAATTAATCACACCAACTAAACCAAAACCAACGGTTAGTATCGAGAAGAAACTTAAAGATGGTATTGGTAAAAAGATTTTAAGACAATTATTGTCTGAGTGTGATTACTTTGAGGTTATTAAAGAAGAGGTACCGATGTTATACGACTCTATTAGAGAGAAGATTAAGTACTTCAACCCAGCCTTCCACTCAATGACACCTGAGGGATTAAATGCTCGTTTAACGTTCTTAAATCAGTGTGTTAGACCTGGTGAAACAATTCCTGTTATTGACCCTGATGGTAAACCAAAATACGATAATGCTGTTAATACTTCGTTTGGTGCACCACCTGTCTTAATTTTAAGAATTGGTGATTTCTATAACGGTAAAATTATTCCTAAGAGTGTTGGATTCACATATGAACCATTAGTGTTCGACATGAACCCTGAAGGTATCGGTATCCAACCTATGATTGCCAACGTAACATTATCATTTGATTTTATTGGTGGTCACGGACTTGCAAAACCTGTTGAACAACTACAAAACGCGTTGTCATTCAATTACTACGCAAATACTGAAATTTATGATGAAAGGTCAGTATGGACTGACGACTCATTCCAAAAAATTGACCAAGCGTTAATTAAAGAATTGGTAAATGATGTTCCACAAACAGGTTTAAGTGCTGTTGATAATCAACCACAAAATGCGTTTGGTGACACAATTGGAACTATTAAGAATTATAATAATGTTGAAGGTGGTCAGAATGGTGAAATATTTTACCAAACATTTATGGATAAACAATTGGGTGTTTTCCCAGGATATACCTCATCAATTTTAAATCAATTAGAATCTGTTGTTAAACAAACTAATTATGGTGTTTTACAATTAATAAACTACGGTAGAGATTATCAAAAAGGTGTTGTTAAAACATTGGGTACAGGTACTGAAGACTTGGTTAAAATTTATGGTAAACCAAAATTAGAAGGTAATAAATCAAGTACTAACGGTTCTGACAGTAATTTGTTCACTCAGCTAATTAAAACTGCTCAAAAAGATGTTGATATTGATACTAATCCTATTATGGATGAATTAACATTGACTAAAGCTCCTGACGTTACTAATACTGAGAGAGATGCTATTAGAAAAAATATTAATAAGTATATTGAAAAAGTTGGGGTTAATTTGTCTAACGACATCCAAGTTATAATTAATGATATCGTCAATTTAGAACAAGACGTTATTCTTAATTTAGAAAAGATGTCACTTATTAACGGAACCGCAACCACTACTACGGCAGTACCAATTGATGGTAAAAAATTAGAAAGTGGTGTTCCGTTGGTTTACAATTTAAGTGGTGGTACTGGTGTTAGTGAAACCACTAAAAAAGCTGACCCAACAATTACCGATACATTAAAAGAATTACAATACGACATTCAAAAAATCTATATTTACTTAAAGAAAGTGAGTGATTTATATTCAGGTACCAAAGCGCCTGAGTATAAAGGTTATAATTACTATGTAATAACTGATGGTGAAGGAACCGCCAACCCTAACCCTGAGTATTATAAAGGTTTTGGTGACTTTATGCCAATAGATAAGGACTACTTAAATAGTCCTGAGAGAAAACGTTTTTATATGTTAATGGCGAGAACCTTTAACGACCCTAATAAGTTAAATGAATTTAATGATTATGTTTTAAAAACTAATTTAACTGCTTCTAATAAATTAAGAAAGAAGTTTGAAAAAATTACGGATAATATTGCTAAAGAGTTTAATAAAGAATTAAAACTTGAAGAAGGATTATTTGATAACTACAGAAAATCCAAAGAATATAAAAACTTAACTGATGGTTTTGAGAAAGAGTTATATCCTGTAGGTAAAGAAAGAGTTTTAAACTACACTACGGTAGTTAATACCACAACTAATGATGATTCGGTTAATAGATTAAAAGCACTATTTAGTGATGTTAATAGTATTGATGGTGACAAAACAAGTTTCTTCATTCAATCGGCAACTAAAATAGTTAAAAAGATGAACTAACATGAGAGCAAAACAATATTATAACAGATATAATGACTTCGTTATTAATGGAGAACAAACTGTTGTGCCTTATGTTACATTACCAAATAAAAGTACTGATAAAAGGTACATTTATAAGGTAGGTCAATCTAGATTAGATAAGGTTTCTCAACAATATTATGGTACACCATACTTTGGTTGGTTAATTTTATTAGCTAATCCAATTAGTGGGGGTTTAGAATGGAATATAAATGACGGTACTATCTTGACAATTCCATTTCCTTTAGTAGCTTCTTTACAAGACTATAAAAACGCTTTAGACAACCACTTCTTCTATTATGGTAGGTAACAATGAAAATATATACGTAGATTTTGATTATAATAACATTACAATCGTGGACCCAAACAAAGTGGTTGACGATAATGGTGTTGTTAAAGAACGATACGTAAATCAAGAAGACTTGGTTTTTTATGCCAATTTGGAGTGTAAAGTTATTCCAAGAACTAAGTTAGCGGTTGGTGTTGCGAGTAATGATGCGATACAAACAGTATCTGTTGCATCTATAAATTTTCTTAAACCTGGTGGTAAAGAATTTTTGGATAATTTATATACTGATGAAATAACTGGAAGAGGTAGTTTAGTTGGTCAAGGTATTAACCAAACAGAATTAAAAGAAGTCCCAAACCCAAAAGATAGTACTGACAAATTTATAAGACAAATATTAAATAGTGGTGGAAAACCGGGTGCAACTGATAACGGATTATTAGGTATTACACAAATAAATGTTAAACAAGGTTTAGATTTTTTACCAGTAATTTCTGTACAATTAGAGGACGTAAAAGGTCGTGCGTTATTTGAAGGTGGTGATAATTCACCATACGCGGCGTTCTTTAATTTACCATATCCTTTATTCACGCTAACTCTTAAAGGTTATTATGGTAAAGCAATAAAACTTAGTTTAATGTTACAAAGTTTTAGTGCTAGATTTGACACCTACAGTGGAAACTTTAAAGTTGATTTAAAGTTTTATACTTACAAATATACCGTTTTAAATGAGGTTACTATGGGATACGCTCTTGCGGTACCTCACATGTATAAATCAAGAATTAAGATTACACCTGTGCAAGACCCACAATCATCGAACAAAACGGTTGTTGATACTACAACTAGTGTTGGTTTTATGAAAATTAAAGAGATGTATAGTGAATACAAATCTAAAGGTTTAATTCCTGATAATTTCCCCGAAATCACAATTGTTCAAATGAGTGAACGAATTGATAATTTTGTTAAGAACGAATTAGAAAAGTTTACAAAACAAAATTTACAACCACTCCAAAATGTTAAGGCTTTTGAGGATGCTATTACTGATTTAGAGGGTGAGGTTTTAACTTATACCACTGTAGCTAGTGGTACTGAGAAAGCTTGGTTTAAAACTTACATGGACGAAACCACCGCAATCATTTTAAATAATGGTTTAACGGTTTATACCTTTAAACCTGACTATAAGGAAACGCAGAAGAAAAAAGATGCGGAATCTAAATTACAGGCCATAATTGACAAATATAAAGGTATTTTAGAGAGTAATGTGACGTTAGGTTTAAATGGTTCCTATACTATTAACGGTAAAAAACCTGTCCAATGTAATGTCCCGTTCAATATTAAATTCTCAACATTTAAGTTGACAGATGGGTTTAAAGTTGAAGATATCGACCTTCAAAAAACATATAACTTACGTAAAAAAAATAAGGAAGTTATTCCTACTGAGAAATTATCCACCTATAAGGCCGAATTAGAATTAGAGATTCAAAAAAATTCTGGTATTAATGCAAAAACTTTGAACGTTGAAAAGGTGGATTACTTTTACTTTAATTCACCAACTAGTACTACAGTTCAGGCGGTCGTTAATTCAATACCGTTAATTGGTAATAAATCATTCTCTGATTCAATATCGGAAATGAGAAAAAAAACTAAGACGTTTAAAGAACAGATTGAGGCAGCACTAACCGAAGCTTTAAGTGAATTGTTACAAAGTAGTGACAATGGAATTGGTTTCGTTCCAAATATCCGAAATGTCCTTGCGGTTATTTTTGCTAGTGCAGAAGCATTTTTAAGATTAATGGACGACACTCACACTAAAGCTTGGAATGTTAGAAATGAAAAAATCAGACGAGATGCTGTTTTAAAACCACAAACGATTGGTGCATCACAAGATGCCGTTGATGGTAATTTACAGGACCAACCAATTTATCCTTGGCCTCAGGTTTTAAAAGAAACTACAGGTACTGATGGTCATGAAATTTTTGAAATTACTTATCCTGGCGACCAAAGTATTGTTGACCAAACCAAAGCTTACTTACCCGATATGTGGCCTGAAGTTGAGTTTGTTGAAGAATTTATTAACGGTTTCACCGATAGAAGTCAAACTTTGGCTCCTGACCCTATATCACAAAATGAAATAACTGAGACACAACGAGTTTCTTTAAACGCTATTGAGTTTCCTGTTAGTAATGAAGTATATGCCAACAAGGAAGAGATTAAGTATTTTTATGAAATATATGAAAGAGCCTTATTCGTTACTTATTACTCAAGATTAAACAGAGGTGGTGAGTTGACAACTAATAACGATTTAGTCTATAACATTATTGCTGAAGCTGAAAGAAATAATATTCTTAAAAGTTTATCAAACGATAATCCGTTCCTAATTGCTAAATTAAAAGAATACAATTACAACGGAACTAACTTTGAAACATTCTTGAGGAACATTTCAAACTCAGGAACTGGTGAGTCATGGCAAAATTTCATCAGAGGTATTTTCAATACTAGATACATCAATAATAAAATTAATAACTCAAATTTCCAGTTCATACCTCAGGAGGTAATTGACAATTCAATATCACAACCTGAAACATCGTTACCAACAGAAAAAGAGTTCTCGGATTATATTAATCAAAGTACAACAACCAATGTCAATGATTTTGTTGATACATACCCGTTCACTGATTTTGATTGGGTTAACCATAAGTTAGCTAATGGCACTGCAAACACAACACCTGACAATGCTTTAGAAACTAAAGGTCTTTTAAGTTATAATTCAGTTAATAAGATTATATCAAACTTGGAGGCATTTGAAAGGAAGGAAAAACCTATTAAACCTTTTAGTAATTTCGTTGTTGTAAATGAATCTAACAGACCTGCGGGGGATAACGCTCAGGCTGATTATGAATTAAAAACGTTTTATACTAAACGAACTTTAGACTACGCAAAACAATCATTCACTGAAGGTAACTTAACCTATAAAGATTACAAAGGACATGTTAGTGCTGAACAGACGGTGTCTATGTTAAATACTCCTTACTTTGTAAACTCAATACAACAGGGTATTAAGAATTTTAGAAACTACGACGAATACCCATATAAAGAAGCCGCCTACCTATTTGTTAATTCATTACCTTTAGCAACACTACGTGAGAAGTATAAGGTAAAAGATGAACCAAATGAATTAGGTTACATATTCGCAACATTAAAGAAATTTGGTGGGGTTCACAAAATACCTTACGCTTGGATTTTAAAATACGGGTCAATTTGGAATCGTTATAAAACTTTTGTTGAGACTGGTACCGACTATATTGATACTGCTTGGTCAGGATATAACTACACATTAAACTTTAACCCTGATGTAAATACCACAGGGGCTACTTATACATTTAGTGCAGGTACTAATCTTGGTATTGTTGAGATTCCTTTAGAAAAAAATATAACTATTGGGACCGAGACATCTTCAACAATCAATACAGGATTTTACCCAAAAACAATTAATGATTTCAGTGTTTTTTATAAGGGGTATGAAATATTTTCAGCCTACACCAACACCGCAATCCAAAGTGCGATTGCCAGTTCGGGTTTTACGTTAGACTATTCACCGAGTGGGACAATTAGTTTAGGAAAAGGGTTTGACTTAAATAGTCTTAAACGAGACCTCAAGATTTTCTCTTGGACAACATATCTTAATACCTTAGATGGTGAATCAAGTTTTATATTACCATCACAAGGTTCTAGATTAAATCAAACTAAATTTGAATGTTTTAAAACAATTGAGGGTAATTCAGTTTTAGAAACAGAAGTGTTTAATAATCAATCAATGTTTAACGGTTCTGTTAGGACGTTTTGGACGGCACCTAACTACGGTTATTTTGATAGTAGTAAAGTTGCTAAACCAACTCCTGAACAATATCTTAAAACTATCTACAGTGGTAAATCACAACAACAAAACTTCTCGATTAATAGTGGTGCAACAGAATATACACTTATAAGTGAAATGTTCTCAGTTTTTGAGAAAGAAGTGTTAGACTTATTTGAAAAAGAGTTTTTAAATTTCTCAAAATCAAAATACAATTACGAATCGAGTAATATTGTTTCAGGTAATTTAGCGTCATATAAAGATATGATGAACTTTCAGTTATTAATGACTGATTTAATGAGAATACCTAAAATAACTGGTGATACTGGTGATGACAGAATATTAAACGCTCAAAAAGCTCAGTATGATAAAATGTCGACTAATTTGACCAGATTTGTTAATGACATTAATGTGATTGTTAAATTTGGTAACCCATCACAATTTAACAAAAGGTTATTCTATAGTTTCTCTAATTTGGATATTGTTGACCCATATACTTGGGGAAGGTATACTATTGACACACCTAACGCACTTCCTGGCTCAGGTGGTCAAACACTTGCAAACTCAATAACACAATACCCTGACGCTTGGGAAACGTTAAGGACTTACGTTGGATTCTCAGAAATACCTCAGTTGGTATATGATAATAACGGTTCTTATATTACCGACTTCTTTATTGACTTGAATATCGCGTTTACTAAAGAAAATATTATTAATTTTGCACCAATCATTAAGATTTACGCAACTCAAAAATTAGAAAATAGCGGTTTAACTAAAACCACGTTCTTTAATTTAATGGACGACTATCTTGAGTCATTGATTGGATTTAAGAATAATGTCATTAACGACTTAATACCTAAAATACAAAAAGAATTACCAACAACCACCATTCAAGGGAATAATAAAATACAATCAAAACTTGAAGGTGACCAAACCAAAGTTGAGTTATGGGAATCATTTAAGGCGTTGAACGACAAGTGGGTGTCAGGTGCGGACTTCAAAAACAAAACATTATTTGAAGATGTATTATTACTTGACAGGGCAAGTCGAAATGTTGGTGATAAAATACTTGTCGACATTAATAAATTACAATTTAGTTTAACGACCGCAACAACACCTAAAACATCCAACGATAAGATGAGTGTTAAAACATTTATTGAAGGTATCTTGGTTAATAATAACTTCGTTGTTATGAACTTACCATCTTATGTAAACTTCTATAATGTTCAAGATGTTGTAAGAGATGCGATACCAAAACCTGAAGGTACTTTAGATTTTGCAAACACCTTATTTGGTACGTTTATGAATGTTGATTATAGACAATCAAGTGCTAAGATGGTTTGCTTCTATGGTGGTAAACCAAGTGAACAATTAGACTTAAAAAATAATGTCGATTATCGTTATAGAAATGATGCTTTTGAAATAACGAGAAGTTCTAACAATCCACTTGTTGAGGATTTGACCAATAAGACCGACCACGCATTATCAAATAAAGTTGTAGGTTTTAACGTAGATATTGGCCCTCAAAACCAGTCGATATTCCACGGTTTTAGTGTTGGTCAAGATGGTGGTAAAGCAACTGCCGAATCTCTTGAGATGTTAAATCAGATGGCAAACCAAAGCCGAAATAGAGCAGGTGCGTCACAAAGTACATCACTTTATAATTTATATAAAAACAGAGCATATAGTTGTTCTGTCAGTATGATGGGTAACGCCCTAATACAACCAACAATGTTCTTCAATCTTAGGTATGTACCAATGTTTAGTGGTCCATATATGATAACTAGTGTTAACCACAGTATATCACCTGGTAAGTTTGAAACTACTTTTGAAGGTATTAGACAAGCGACAGCATCATTACCTAAAATTGATAATTATATCCAATCATTAAAGTTAAATTTACTTGAGTCAATAAAGAATCAATTAAATTCTAGTTCACAACCAAGTCAGAAAAAACCTAAAGTTGTTAACCAAAGTGCTAACGTAATCGAACAAGTCACAGGTGTTGTAGACCAATTAACTAGTCATGATGCTAATAAACCGAATAATGGTAGTAGTGAATTGTGTGAGGTATTATCTAAATATAGTGGATTTACTGCGGTTGAATCACCTGTTGTTAAAGAATACAATTATCAAGATATTGTTAGTAAAATAGGTTCATCAACACCTAATAATGATTTATTACGAACCATTATTTTCTGTTCTATCTATATGAACTCTAAGGTTCCTAATAGTACTAATATATTATCCGCGGTTGAAAATAACATTATCGGTGTTTCTATTTCACCGGCACAACAGACTTCAGATTGGGGTCAATCTGGAGACGCGGCATTTAAAGATAAAAAGTATTATTGTTCGACAACTAATGTGTCATACCCAACATTTGATAGCGTTGAATCATCAATTAAATTTATTAGTGACAGATGGAAAACTCGTTTAAATGGTTACTCTAAAACAAAAGAAAGTATTACAAAATTCTTGGTGATAAATAATAATGCTAGTATTAAGAGAAATGATGAAGTATATACTAAATTAAGTAAGGTGGAAAAAGAAAAACTTGAAAAAATAGTTCAAGATGCTATCGATACTTATAACCAAACACTAAATTAATAATTTTTACATATAATAAGATATTTATTAAGAAACATTAGTTATGAGCGTAAAATTAATTTTAGACAACTATTTAGGTAAAAATACCAGACACACTGAAAAAGATTTGGGTGATGGTACTAAACAAGTTTGTGATTTAGACACAGGCGACTGTTACACAGTTAGAATGAGAGACGGACTTATTGAGCGTGTTGATAACACGATGACAAAAAATAAAAGAATTCAAGTTGAAACATCTCACGGTGTTAAACAACTTTTAAACGGTTAATAGAAATGAGAAAAGTTGACGATAGAATACTTTCAGAAATCTCTAGATATAGAGAAATAAATAGTTACATCTTGGAACAAGAGGCGGAGTTACCACCTCCACCTGCTGCCGACCCCGCAGCGGTACCACCTGCCGACCCTGCAATGGGTGCTGACCCGATGGCGATGCCACCTGCCGACCCTGCAATGGGTTCAGTTCCACCTCCACCCGCAGAGCCCGCCTCAACAGAACCACAACCTGTGGATGTTGCGAATGACCCTGATGTAGAAAAGGTTGGTGAGGAAAAGGACAAGACTGAAGAGATTGACATTACTGACTTGGTTAAGTCACAAAAAAATGTTGAGAAAAAACAAGAGGAGTATTTTGACAACTTATTCAAACACCTTACTGATTTAGAATCTAGACTTGGTGATATGGATAATATCATGAATAAACTTAACGACCTTGAAATGAAGGTTGAAAAGTATAGAGTTAAAACTCCTGAGGAGAAACTTGAATTGAGAACTCTTGATTCAGGACCATATAACCAAAAACTTTCAGATTTTTTCCAAGACAAAGAAGAAGAAATGGAAAAGTCAGGAAAAAATGAGTATGTTTTAACACAGAGTGATGTTGAAGACTACTCAAACCCCGACATCAAAAAATCTTTTAGAGATTTTGGTGACGAAATGACCGACGACAATATTATTGATGTTAGATAAATAAAACGGTCTTCGGACCGTTTTTTGATTTGACAAACCCACGGCTGACACTTATACTTTAGTAAACAATTTAAAATCTATATATTATGGCGACAAATTCATTAGACGCAGTACTTGCACAGTACGAACAATCAAAACAAGGTAGTTCTAACTCATCCTCAAAGATGTCCCAAGACGAGAGAATGAAGAAATACTTTGCAGCAATCCTTAAGGATAGCGAAAAACAGGGACAAAGACGGTTGAGAATTCTCCCAACCCCAGATGGTTCTTCACCATTCAAAGAAGTTTGGTACCACGAGATTCAAGTGGACGGTAAATGGCAAAAATTTTATGACCCAGGAAAGAACGACAACGAGCGTTCACCATTGAACGAGGTTTATGAAGAACTACGCTCAACAGGGAAAGATTCTGACAAAGAACTTGCTAAACAATACCTTTCTCGTAAGTTTTACATCGTTAAAGTAATTGACCGTGATGCGGAAGATGAGGGTGTGAAATTCTGGCGTTTCAAACACAACTACAAAAATGAGGGTATCCTAGACAAAATCATTCCTATTTGGAGAGCTAAAGGTGACATCACAGACCCTGATAACGGTCGTGACATTATCCTTGAATTGACAAAGGCGAAAACTCCTAAAGGTGCTACCTACACCGTAATTCAAACTATTATGTATGATGACCCGGCTCCTGTTCATGAGGACAAAGACTTGGCTAAGTCTTGGATTGATGACGAGTTGACTTGGGAAGACGTATACTCTAAAAAACCTGTTGAATACCTTGAAGCGATTGCTCGTGGTGAGACCCCACGTTGGGATTCTGAAAAAGGTGGGTACGTTTACGGAGACTCAACTTCAGGTGAGATTATGTTAGGTGGTGACGAAGCTTACGCTGACCCACAGGTTAACGCTGAAGTAGACGAAGATTTACCATTCTAAATTTAATTATAAAAGCATGGACACTAGCATATACAATGTGTCCATGCTTTCTTATTTTTAGGTAATAACAATATTATACATAGACAATGGCGATTAAGAAAAATGATTTTAACACTCTGAAGAAGAAGTTCTCTACTTCAGCTAAGTACAAACCCCAACGTTTCTTTGACTTGGGTGAGGAGTTTTTGGATGCCGTTGGTTTACCTGGACCTGCTATTGGACATTTAAATATGTTCTTAGGACACTCAGACACTGGTAAGACAACTGCGTTAGTTAAGACAGCGGTGGATGCACAGAAAAAAGGTATTTTACCTGTCTTTATCATTACGGAACAAAAATGGTCTTTTGAACACGCAAAACTTATGGGTTTTGAATGTGAAGAAGTCGTTGATGAGAACACTGGCGAATTAGATTGGGATGGTTTCTACATTTTCAATAACAACTTTGACTACATCGAACAAATTACTGACTACATCAATAGTTTGTTAGATGCGCAAGAAAAAGGTGAGTTGGATTATAGTTTATTGTTCTTATGGGATTCAGTTGGTTCTGTTCCTTGTAAGATGACTTACGAAGGTAAGGGTGGTAAACAACACAACGCATCGACATTGGCGGACAAAATCGGTATGGGTATCAACCAACGTATTTCAGGTTCACGTAAAGCGGATTCTAAATACGAAAACACTTTGGTTATTGTCAACCAACCGTGGGTTGAATTACCTGATAACCCATTTGGTCAACCAAAAATTAAGGCTAAGGGTGGTGAAGCGATTTGGTTGAACTCATCATTGGTATTCTTATTCGGAAACCAAAAAGGTGCTGGTACAACTAAGATTACCGCAACCAA